CATACAATCCTGGTGTAATGTACGGGGATAATCCGGAAAATTTAGGTTTTGATTTAGATACACTTAAGAAATCCAATATTGGCTTAAGTGATAAAAATGCTGAGCAGACGAAAAAAGAATACGATGATCGCGTAAAATTAATAACTGATACAAATAAAAACCCAATGGCATCTGGTGATGAAGATTTAAAGAGGCGCGAAAGAAATTTACAATCTTCTTATCAAGAGGGATTGGAAAAATTGATACACTTATTAGGTCCTCTTGGCTTAACGGGAGCAACTTTAGCGGCTACAGCCGCATTGTGGGGACTTAGTGGCGCAGCGGTGTTGGGCATTGGTCGCGGTGGATTGTTTGGAAGTATTGGTAATAGACTTTTTGGTAATATGGGCGTAAAAGCCGCAGGCGCAGCAGAGGGGATCGGTGGAGCAGCAGAGGGGATCGGTGGAGCAGCAGAGGGGATCGGTGGAGCAGGATTATTAGCATCTGGTGCAGAAATGGAAGCAGGTGGTGTTGCCGCAGATGCCACTGGTGTTGGGGCACCAGTTGGGATAGGAATGAATATTCTGGGTGCGGGCATGATGCTTGGTGGTGCTGGATTAATGGCATATAATTGGCTAACAGGAAGTGGCGATAATTCATCAGCACAACCAACAACGGCATCCACATCAGATCAAGAAACTCCTCAAACCCCCGATATAACACGTGATAACGATAACCAAGATAGTGGAGGGAGTGTTGATCAATCCGCTATAGACGCAAGAATGCAAAATACCAGTGGAGGAGGACTGATAGCAGCATTCAGACGTTTGAATGAGTCTATAAATCGTCTCACACAAAGCGTAGATACGCTGTCAGAGCGGTATGGACAAGATAAAACCGAAGAAGAAGGAGGAGGAGGAGGAGGAGGAGCAGGAGGAGGAACACCAGCCGGTAACAGTGCAAATGCAGCCGAAGCAATGAAATTTTTTATTGGACAAGGATGGACAAAAAATCAAGCTGCTGGGATAGTAGGAAATCTACAGCAAGAATCTGGTGCCAATCTTGATCCAAACATTAGTAATAGTATTGGTATGTATGGTATTGCTCAATGGGATACTTCCAGAAGAAAAGAATTTGAGAAAATTTATGGTAAATCAATATATGGTTCTAGCTTTGAAGACCAACTGAAATATGTACAATACGAGCTAACAAATGGAAATCGTAAGGCAGCAGGGGATAGATTAAAACAAGCATCAAATGTAAATGATGCAGCGTCAATAGTTACTCGTTTATATGAAGGTGCGGCAGGACAGGATGATGCTAAAAGAATTGCTAATGCCCAAGCTCTTGCACAAAATACAGATACTAAACAAACAAATTTTGGCGGATTGTTTGGTGGTCTGCCCGGAATCGGAGGAGGATTTGGTTCAGAATATAACATAGACCCCGCAAATGCTGCACAATATATTAATTTTAGTGGGGCATCAGGTGGACTGCAAAACCTTAATGGACTCCAACCAAATGTAAAAGCTGCACTAATAAGAGCAGCGCAGCAGTATTATCAACAAACAGGTAGAAAACTAACACTAAACAGCGGCGCGCGCTCACTTCAGGATCAACAGCGTTTATGGGACAATAGAGCTAATAATCCAAATCCAGTTGCGCCTCCTAATCCAAATTCACCTCACGTGAGAGGTTCTGCCGTGGATATTGCTGAGTACAATAATCCTGCTGCATTAAATGCGTTACATTCTGCGGGCTTATATCAAACAGTAAGAGGTGATCCCGTACACTTTGCTTTACAAGCAGCTAACGGTGGTTTGTTCTCTGGTCCAGACTCTGGTTATCCCGCACTATTACACGGCACAGAAATGATTGTTCCAGTAGACAATGCTCAGCATAGGGCAGGTAGCAAACTAGAAGAACTTAACAATTACACTAAATCGGAAACATTAAAGCAATTTAGTAAAGTTGCTGATCCTGACACGACAAGACAGATGAAAGATTTGATGAATAGGAATTCATCTGTTTCAGGTCAGGGCGGAACACAGATTTATGATCCAGCCGCAGATAGAAATCTAAGATTAGCTACTGATGATAACAATCTTCTTAAAGAAATACGAGACGGCATCAACAAAATGCACGGTATTACTAACAAAAATGCAACTGAAAAAGCATCTAAAAAAAGTAAATCTACAGGTAGCAAAAATAAATCTGGAAAAGGCTATTTTGAACGGCATCCAACGAGAGCAGGTCCTGCTGCATATCTAGGTACTAAATTGCTCAGCCCGTTTCTCAGTAAAATTTCCTCTGCTACTGGTAAAGTTTTTTCTGCTGCTAAATCTAAATTAGGTTCCCTGAGCGAAATGCTTTTTGGAAAAACTATCAAGCCTATCCCGGCAGAAGGAAGAGTAATAGATGGTGTTCGTGTTGGTGGAGGATTTAGAGCAGAAGCAACTCCTAATAGTCCATTAGGCAAGGCATTATTACAAAAAGAAGCAGAAGAATCAAAAGGGCTTTTACCTAAATTAGCTGAAAGAATTAGTACATTAACAAAAACCTCATTTGCAAGATTATCTGGCGCGGGAGAAAGCGTAAGCTTAGCAGCAAGTAAAGCATTTGAACCCATAACCCGAATGGCTAGTAAAATAACAGGACCTGTCGGGAAGTTAGTAGCGAAAGCTGGCGGCGGACTTGCTGGCGGAATATCTGGTATTTTCTCGGGATACGAAGAATATTCTGCTGATAAAAAGAAAGGTAATTCAACTAAAACTTCACTCAAAAAAGCTGGCACAGTTGGAACAGGTGCGGCAGTGGGTGCAGGCATTGGTGAATTAGCAGGCGGGACACTTGGATCATTGATTGGACCTGTTGGCACCGTACTTGGCGCTACTGCCGGTGGTGCAATAGGTAGTTGGCTAGGAGAAAAGGGCGGCAAACTACTCGCTGATTATATGGTAAAGGATGATGCTAAGAAAAAAGCTACAGTGCATCCAATAAAGCATCCAATAAAGCATGAAGAAAATTCTGAATATATTAGAGATTTCAAAATACAACGTCAGCCCAGACTTCAATTGGCTGTTGCAACGCCATCTTTTGATAATTCTATAAATTCATATAGCCCTGCCAATACGTCTAGTAAAATCGGTAGGGAACAAAATACTCCACATAATATTGAACAGCATCGTCCTCAGGAGTATGTACAAAATCAACAAAATAATGAAACTTCAAGACATTTTGAAAAACTTAATGGAACAATGGAATCACAGTCTGCTAAGATAGATTATCTACACCGAGCGCAACAGGAAACTAATAATCACTTAGCTGCAATATATCGTCATATACGTGAGTGATACTAAATAGTCTATAACTAAGAGAAATAGGTTCATGGCATATAAAAAGAAATTTGTAAATAAGAGCGGGGTTTCTTCGCCAATCTCTGGTGCAAACAGTAATGCAGGCGCTTGGAATGGCTCGCCCGGTCAAAACGGAATGCCAACTGGTGGCTGGAACAACGATGACTTTGGGTATAAGAACTACATGTCTAGGCTTCCAGAAGTCTACACAGGTCACCCAAATAGAGTTGAACGTTACAATCAGTATGAAATGATGGATGTTGATGCTGAAATCAACGCCTGTTTAGACATTCTTGCTGAATTTTCTACTCAGCGCAATGAACATAACAAGACTCCATTTGAAATTGAATTTAAAGATGATCCAACTCCCCACGAAGTAGAATTGCTTACTAAACAGTTGCAACAGTGGTCAAAACTAAATGAATTTGACGTTCGCATGTTCAAGGTATTCAGAAACGTGGTAAAGTATGGCGATCAGGTTTTCGTGCGTGACCCAGAAACATTTAAATTATTTTGGATTGACATGGTTAAGGTTATCAAGGTCATTGTTAATGAATCCGAAGGTAAGAAACCAGAACAATATGTAATTAAAGACATCAATATCAATTTACAAAACCTCAGCGCGGCACAGAAGACTAATACTGACTTTGCTGCTAATCCCGCAACTGGTCTTGGTGGTTCTGGTGGAGGAACCAATACTCCATATACTGTTCCAGCAATGCCTTACAATACCTCTGGATCAAGATTTACTCTTGGACAGTCTGAATCGGCAATTGATGCTAAGCACGTAGTTCACCTATCATTGACAGAAGGACTTGATCGTTTCTGGCCATTTGGGCAGTCTATTCTTGAAAACATCTTCAAGGTTTACAAGCAAAAAGAACTGCTTGAAGATGCAGTCCTTATCTATCGTGTTCAAAGAGCACCAGAACGAAGAGTATTTAAAATTGACGTAGGTAATATGCCATCACACATGGCAATGGCATTTGTTGATCGCGTCAAGAATGAAATTCACCAAAGACGTATTCCTTCTGTTTATGGTGGATCATCTGTAGTTGACGCAAGTTATAATCCACTCTCAATGAACGAAGATTATTTCTTTCCAGTTACAGCAGAAGGTCGCGGTTCAACTGTTGATATTCTTCCGGGTGGACAGAATCTTGGTGAAATTGATGACTTGAAATATTTTAATAATCGTCTTGCGCGTGGTCTCCGTGTTCCAAGCTCATATCTACCAACTGGACCCGATGATAATACTACTCCAATGAATGACGGGCGTGTTGGCACAGCGATGATTCAGGAATTTAGATTTAACCAATACTGTGAACGACTGCAAAATTATATTTGTTTGAAATTGGATGAAGAGTTTAAACTTTTCCTCCGTTGGAGAGGATTTAATATTGATCCCGGTTTATTTGGTATTAAATTTAACGCACCACAAAATTTTGCGTCATATCGTCAATCAGAAATGGATAGTGCTCGCGTTTCAACTTTTGCAACAATGGAATCCTTTCCGTATATATCAAAACGCTTTGCTCTTGAAAGATTCTTAGGTCTTACCGAAGAAGAAATTAAGAAAAATGAAAAGATGTGGAATGAAGAAAATGCTGATGATATGCTTAATGAACCACAAGGTTCTGATTTGAGAAACATTGGTATATCTACTGGTGATTTCCAAGCAGATTCAGATACGGCAGATCAGATTGACCAAGCATCGCAACAAGGACCAGAAAGTGAAATGGGAGTAGCTGGGCCAGTTGCGTCCGATGTTGGTGGTGCAGTTGCCGCAGGCGGCGGCGCAGCCGCTGGTCCATTGGGGAATAGTTAATCAGGGATAAATAGTTATATGAAACTAAATGAAATGTTTGCACCACCAATAAATGGTTTACAGGATGTCAACTCTGACAATAGCAGACCCGCGTGGAGAACATCCCGTAAAACTAAATTAACATTAACGCAAATACGTAAACTACGCCGTATGTTAGATTTAAGAAATTACGAGCGTAAAAAACACTTAGAAAAAGTGCGTAAACAATATGGTGCTAAGCCAGAAGTCGGAGCAAGTATGGCTCCTCCAGCAATTGCATAATCATAAAAATCAAAAAACACACACTTATTGAGTTGTTTTCTTGCATATGGGTTAAATATATTCACAAAGCCATTTGTATCAGGAGACAATTTAATGGATATTAGAAAATACGAAAAGTTGATCAATTTAGTTATCAACGAAGACCAAGCAGCAGCAGACGCACTTTTCCACGAAATCGTAGTTGAAAAATCACGCGAAATCTTTGAATCAATCATGGCTGACGAAGACATGATGGACGAAGGTATGGGTGGACAAGTTGGCGATATGCTTGACGAAATTAATGCCGAAGAAGCAGGTGTCACCGAAGAAGAAGATATTGACTTTGATCAGGACATGGAAATGGACGACATGGACGACATGGACGGCATTGATATGGATGATGAACACGAAGACGACATGGGACACATGGAACATGAAGAAATTGAAGATGCCGTAATTCGCATTGAAGACAAACTTGACCAGTTGATGGCTGAATTTGAAGACATCATGGGCGGCGACAAAATGGACCACATGGATGATGAAGACGAAGATGCTGACATGGGAGACGATGATCAGGACTTTGGTAACGACGAAGAAGAACCAATGATGGAAAACGTCAATCTTCATAAAGTTTCAGTAACTCACGGCGACAACGGTCAAAACACCAAGTCTACTGTAGCATTTAACTCAGGCCAATCAGGAATGGACAGTCGTCCAGTTAAGTTCTCTGGCGATGCAGAATCAGTCCCTACCAGCCCTAAGAAGCCAAGTGATTACTTGACCAAAGGCGAAGGAAATCTTCCGGGCGCAGGAAATTTCAAAAACGTACCGGGAAAGAATAATTTCAAAGAAAAGGGCGACACTGCACCTAAGCCAAAGCATGGTGATGATGGATCAAACTTCCGTAGTCCAGTAGCAGAATCACGTAATCGTGCTCCTACTCGTAGACCACAGCGTTAATAGGAATCTGAAAGCAGATGGCTTTGCTGTATCAGAGAAATGAGAAACAGACAACCGCTAAGTCGGGGCTGTTTACGAGTGAATGGGTCCGTATTAATACGGACCCATATGCTCTATCTGATCAGAAATCAAAGGAAATTTACAATGATTCCTAATAGAAAAATATTACAAGAATTCTTGTCACCGTTAGCATCAAACACGATAATTGAATCGGTTGATACAGGTAACGGAAAAAATTTATACATGAAGGGTATATTCATTCAGGGAAACGTCAAGAACGCAAATGAAAGAATATATCCAGTTGAAGAAATCAACAGAGCAGTCAGAACACTAAACGAACAAATAACCAATGGATATTCTGTTTTAGGTGAAGTTGACCATCCTGATGATCTTAAAATTAACCTAGACCGCGTTAGTCACTGCATTACCACTATGGATATGGATGGACCAAACGGCGTAGGTAAATTAAAAATTCTCCCAACTCCAATGGGTGATCTTGTCAAGACAATGTTGGAGTCGGGTGTCAAGCTAGGTGTATCAAGTCGTGGTTCGGGTAACGTAAGCGACATGGATGGCCGCGTCAGTGATTTTGAAATAATCACTGTAGATATTGTTGCACAACCAAGTGCTCCAAACGCATATCCCAAGGCAATTTATGAAGGACTTCTGAATATGAAGTACGGACATAAGGCACTTGAGATTGCCAAAGAAGCACAAGGCAACAAACAAGTACAGAGATACCTTGCTGAGGAAGTAAAACGCCTCATCAATGATCTTAAATTATAAAGGGGACTAAGCATGCTAGATGCCATAAAGCCATTACTAGAAAGCGGTCTTATCAACGAAGACGTAGGCAGAGAATTAAACGAAGCCTGGGAATCTAAGTTGAATGAAGCCCGTAATCAAGTTCGTGCAGAACTTCATGAAGAATTTGCACAACGCTATGAACACGATAGAATGGTTATGGTAGAATCCCTTGATAAGATGATTACCGCTCATCTCGCAGATGAAATTTCAGAATTCGCATCTGAGAGAGCAGCAATGAATGAAGACAGAGTAAAAAATCAAATTAAACTGCGTGAAAGTGCAACTAAGTTCAATGATTTCATGGTTACTAAATTAGCCGAAGAAATTCGTGAACTTCGTTCAGATCGTAAAGTTCAGATGGAAAATCAGAAGAAGTTGGAACAATTTATTGTTCATGCTTTGGCTCGTGAAATCAAAGAATTTGCTATTGATAGAGAAGCAGTTGTTGAAGCAAAAGTCAAGCTCGTTGCTGAAGGTCGCCAACAAATTGAAGCACTTAAGGACAAATTCGTTACTGAAAGTGCCAAGAAAGTCAGCACCATGGTTGGAAATCACCTCAAGGGTGAACTATCACAACTAAAAGAAGACATTAAAATCGCAAGAGAAAACAATTTCGGTCGCAAGATTTTCGAATCCTTCGCAAGTGAATTCTCAGTAACTTATCTAAATGATAAGGCTGAAACTCGCAAGGTAATGAATGCTCTTGTAGCAAAAGACCGTCAACTTGCAGAAGCCAAATCTCAGTTGCAGAAAGCAGCTAAGATCGTTGAAAGCAAGGAACGTGAAGTTCGCATTATTAAGGAATCAACTCAACGTGAGAAGACAATGGAAGACCTATTGTCAACTCTCAATGACGAAAAAGCCTCAGTAATGAGAAGTTTACTTGAAAGCGTTCAGACACCTAAATTGAAGAACGCATTCGACAAATATTTACCAGCGGTACTTAATACCGGTTCAACACAAAAGGCCCAAAAGACCTCATTGACTGAATCCGTTATTGCAGAGGCAACTGGTAATAAAACTGTCCAGAAACCAATTGAGATTGATACATACGAAAAAGATAACGTAATCGATCTTAAGCGCCTGGCAGGGCTATAATAAAGACATATTAGGAGATATAAACATGTCAAAAGTACTATTAGAAAGCCGTTGGGGCGAAACAAAAGATGCTCTGCTTGAAGGCTTAAAGGGCAATCGTCGCTCAACAATGGGTGTTATCCTTGAAAATACTAAAAAGCAGTTGCTTGCAGAATCTTCTGCTGGCACGACTACT